TGGGGCTTTATTCAAAATAAAAAGTTAATATTTTCCTTTAAAACATTAATCTTTTAACCCATTTCTGATAATGGAGCAAAAAGTTAAGTGCACCTTGCCCAAAGCGTTATCTTTTGCATTTCTGTAAGTTGATGCGCTAATCGCTAAATCCATACAGGTTTTTTCAATATAATTGTCTTTAATAAGAGAGCTTTTTAAAATGTCGTATTCCCTTTGTGTTAAATCAGAATTTTGCATAATAAGGTCAAGCAATGCCTTATCAATTTGTTTTAAATACTTGTACTTTTGTTGCATTTTTCACCTACTTTCAACTGCTCACCTGTGTAGTTTTCGGTAGGTTTTGTGGCTATTTTGTATATTTGGCTGTTTTAGGGTTTGCGCCTGCATAATAATTATTGTTTGTAGTAGTGTTATTATTAGTTGTATTATTAGTTACATTTTTATCATAATTATTAACAGCTTTTTGTATTTTTCTATCATATTTTCTGTTGAACTCTTTAGCTCCTATTTTTTTTCGTTCATCAGACCAATATCTTAAACTATCTTCATTTTCTAAATTAAAACTATCTCCACTTAATTTCATACCTTTAAGAATAGTTAGCTTTTTAATTAGCCATTCAATGGCTTTAATTACAGCCCAAGTAGCAGCCGCAACACCCATTAAAAATAAAACAAAAGGATTGCTAGCAACAGCCCATAAACTTTTTCCAACTCCTAAAATACTTTTAGATAATAAGTGCATTCCTATTCTTGCTTGTATTAAAGCTTTTGGCATTAAAGCTAAAATAATTAAAAATTGACCAAAAGTTAATAATAAAGGTCCTATCGCCGCACCGATACCCATCACAATTAAAACAAATTTTTTCATATTAGGAGATAAGCCATTAATCCATTCTAGAATTTCACTTAGCTTTTGTAGTCCTTTAATAGCTGTTGGTAATATAATCTTACCAAATTCAGCTAAAACCATATTTAAGTTATCTTGAAAAGTAGACCATTGTCCTAAAGCCGTTTTTGATTGTTTTTCCATCATTCCAAAGAAACGACCACCTTCACTAGTAGCATCTTTCATGGCTTGCTCAACCATTTCAACGGTTACTTTGCCCTTGGACATTTGTTCTTTCCAATAGCCTACACTTTTCCCTGTGCGTTTAGCGATAGATTCGAGAGGGTTAAATCCAGCGTTAATCATTTGTAACAAATCTTGCCCTTGTAGTTTACCAGCAGAGCTAACTTGTGAGAAAGCAAGTGCTAAAGATTGGAATCTATCAGCATTACCGCCTGAAATATCTCCTAATTGATTCATCAGGGGCAAAACTTTTTCTTGAGCTATACCAAAGCCAAGCATAGTATTTGTTGCACTCATTAAATCCTTTGTTTCAAAAGGTGTTTTAGCGGCCATTGTTTTAATTTCTTCAAACATCTTACCGCCAGCTTCAGCAGAACCTAGCATAGTAGAAAGCTGTTGTTGCATAGATTCTATATCAGCAGCAGCTTTAACCATAGCACCACCCATAGCAATAACTGGCAAAGTTACTCCAACTGTAAAGGCTTTCCCGACACCTCTTACATTCTCTCCGACTTTTTTAAGGTTTTTGGTACGTTCTTCAAAGCGTTTTAAAAGTTTTGTTGTTTTCCCTATTTGGCTATCAAACTTTTGAAAGCTTTGAGAAATTTTTATAATAGTTTTAGATACCTTATCCCTTAATATAATCGTATCTTGAAAATTTGCCATTTTTTATACCTCTATTTTGTTCTTTTCGCTCCACCATACCATTGAGGCTAGGTAAAAGCGTTTTTCTCGTGGTGTTAGCTTTAAAATATCATCTGGTTTATGTCCTTTTTCCAGATAATACGCACAGAGAAGGAGGTCTAAATCCTCCTCTATGGCTTTTTTAGTTCTTCGACATCCTCGACAACATCACTAGCAGCTATACCGTTTATCTCTGTTATAAACGCTATAATCTCTATGATTTGTTCAGGTTCAAACAATGCTTCAACTACATCGTAATATGCTTGGATGTGTCCGGCTTCTTTTGCTTTTACGGCAAGTTCTTTTAAGTCTAGCGCTTTGTATATAAACGGTTTCATTTTTTTAACAATGTCACCAGCCGTCATTGAGCTTTTGCCAGTTTCCTGTGTGTAAATAAATTGTCTTTTTTCAGCTCTTGTCATTGTTTTGACATCAAAGGTTTCACCGCCAATGGTCAATGGGTGAGTTTTAACCTCGTTTTCAGTTTCTTTGTTTTTTTCAATCTTTTTTAATAATTTGTCTAAGTTTGCCATAAGCCCTCCTTGTATGACCTCCCGCCCCCAATAAAGGGGGCAAGGAGGGTGTCTTGCCTAATTTATTAATTGAGTGTTTTGTACTGCACTAGGTAAAAATCTGAATTCCAATTCATTTTCCACAAGTTCACCTTTTGACCAAGTTGCCAAAGGCAAGCTTGAAAAAGTGCAATCGGGCATTGAAATAAATTGAGTTTCCCCTGTCGCAGGTTTAACCATTTCCGCTTCGATTGTAAATCTTGCATCCTTATTAGATTTGATTTTGTTGAACAATTTAACACTCAATGAATTTGTTGCTTGGTGGCTCAATGTTCCTTCGCCTGTCCAAGAAACTGCTTTTTGGTCGACATCAAAGCCAATTTGTACATCTTCGTAATTTATCGTGATGTTTGCTTCAAAACTTGTCCAAGTTCCGATTTCTTCACCGTCTAAAAATACAGTAACGTCTGAACCCGTTAGGACTTCTTTTGCTGTTGTTTTAGCCATTATTATAATCTCCTATATTATTATGCTGCTGCCTGTTCTAATGCTTGGAATAAGTACATACCAAGGTCTAAATCTTCCATTGCATCAGTAGGTGAACATACGCCGTCTAAGAATACGTTTGAACCCGTATTTGCTTTTATAAGCTCGTTGTATGTCATTTCTGATGTATCTACACCTTTACCGTCTAGGTATGATTTTATTTTTTCTGCTGATAGATATACTTCATTGTCGTTTTCAATTTCAAGAAGTCCTTCTATTGCAAAATCTCTTAAATAAGCATTAATAGCAGCGATAAGTCTGTTTTTGTTAGTAAAATTATTTGTATATTTGCCAACGTAACCAGTTCTAAAGGTTGTAACGATGTCGTTTGCAATCATATCCATAATGTCAAGCACTCTGATTTTTTGAAATGCTTCTGTAACACCGTCTGTTAATGTAATAAGTGAATTTACCGCACGACCGAATTTAAATGAACCGTCTTGGTGCAATACGATTAATTTACCGGCTTGTACATCGGCATCTGCATCTGAGGAAAGGGGAGCTTCTACAATTTCAGGTAATTCAAAGAATGTCAATGAACGGCTTGGAGCAAGCCCGCTTAAAGCTCCTGCTACACGGCAAGTGTATTCGCCTGCTGTAAATGTTTTTACTTCGCCGTTTACTTTTGCTTGAATATCATCGGTAGTGAAATTAATAATATATTCAGCATCGGGAGACATTGCACTTCCTAACACCGCTCTTGAATAGTTGTTTTTTCCTCTTATATTTTTAATATAGTTTTGAATTGCTGTATGGTCTGCCGCTTGAGCTTCGGGGTAGCAAAGAGTATAGTTATTAAAATAATCAAGCTTTGCCAAAGTATCTGCAATATCTTCTTCCGCTTTGATTACAGTTACTTTTGACGGATTGCCTAAAAATGCCAATGTCAAAAGATTGTAGTTTTCTTCTGTAAAATCAGCCTTTTTTACATCTCCAAGTCCTGTAAATGTAACTTTGTCTAAATCTGATGTGTCGTCGTTCAAAATAACAATTACGTTTCCGCGTTGTTGTCTTTGGATAGCCAAAACGGCTAACTCCTTAAATGTCACCTTGAATTTTGGTTGTGTTTCTACCATTTTAGTTCTCCTATTTTATTGTTAAATCCAGCTCTTTCATAAGCTCTGTTTCGTCTTCATATTTTATGTACAATTCAAGGTCGAAAGTCATTTGTAGCACGCCTTCGACTGTTTTGAATTCGATATTTTTTGCACTTACTTTTGTATCCGCAAATTCAAACAGGGAATAAACTTCACTTAATGTGTCCGCATACTCCCACAATTGAGTAGTGGTGTTATCCTCTTCGGCGGCATATTCTACTACGCACATTAAAGTTAATTTGCGCCAATAATCCGTACAAATTGCTTTATCTAGCTTAAAAGACGGTATATAAAAAAACACATAAGGATATTCAACTTTCAAAATTTCATTGAAAAAGAAATTTATTGAGTTGTCTTTTGTATATATAGCCCGCCTGATTGCGTTTTTAATATCAATTATTACTGCCATAATTCAATTATGGGGCATTTAAAATCGGGCTATTTTTTCTTGAAAGCTTTTTGGAATGCTTTTTCTAATTGTTCAAGACAATAAAATTGAGCGTCACCCATAGCTAACTCGCCAACAAATCTTCCTTTGACTTTTGTATTGCCTCTTGTGCGGTGTCCGTACTCAAGAAAGCTTGCATACTCCATATTATTTATGCATTCTACGCCGTAAACATTAGGTAAAGGCTCGATTGCCTTTGCTCTCCAGTTTCTTTTATAAGCGCCTGTGTCAACAAGACCTTCCCTATCAGTTCGGTTTTGAGCTTCTTTTACAAACTTGATTGCGCCTTTCTTTGCTACCTTTTCAAAGATTTTTGGCACATCTTCGCCCAGTTCTTTTAATTTTTTAGCGTACGCATCAAACAACCTTTACCACCTCGCAATGAGTTTGAGTTGTTAATCTGTATTTATGGCTTTCGCCTGCTCTTAGTTCATAATATTGACCTTGTGCCGTTTTTACTTTAATTTCATCATTAGCTTGAATTGTAATACCGTGTTTTGTGTCGATGTACAAAACATAATCAAGCATAACAGTCGCCGTGCTTTGAGTTTGATTTACAGGGCTTATACTTTCTACTGACAAGTGGCAAGGGATATCAACGGCAATAAGCTCGTTTTCATAACCTACGGTTTCGCCCTCAACTTCAATTTCTACAGGCCGTTCTATGGAACAAACATCATTACGGAACATTTTTGACAACCCCTATAATTTGCTTAAAAGGCTCTAATTTGCCATTGTAAAAGCTCTTACCGATAGCAGTATTAACGGAGCTGAAAGTTACAGACATATCGCCTTCTGAATAACTTGATACATCACCCTCAACACCTAGTAAGCCGCGTTTGCTGATTTCGTTAGCGATTACATCTGCCAAAGGTAATTCCATATTTTCGGGTACATCTGAGCGGTAACAATATGCCAGACATTCATTGATTAAAGCCTGTATTTGTAAATCAAGTTTTTGGCTTTCTTCAAAATCACCATAAATCATTACATATTGTTTTATTTTTTCGAAATTTTTTATCATTTTTCACCTTTTCATGAAAGGGGGATTGCTCCCCCTAACACTTATTCTGCTTTTTTAGCTTTTGGTTTTGCTTCTTCCTTTTTGAGAAGTTGTTCCAATAGCTTATGAGCTTCTTCAATACCGTTTTCTATATTGTTCAATAGTTCGGGTGTTATTTTGTCACCTTTTTTCCAAGCGTTTTTATTGTAAGCCATTGTTATACCTCAGTTTCACCTACTGTTGCTGCTCCTGTAGGTGCTAATACTGCAAATGGGTAACGAGTTTCAGCATTGTTATTTGCTTTTGTTAATGGGTTAGCGACTGCAACACCTAATCTCATTACGCAACGTAATGCGACCATATCTTGTTGAGCTAAGTTATAAGCAATAGTGCCGTCTGGGTTTTGAATTACTGCTTCTGATAATACTTTATAAGTAATATCCTCTCTAATAGAGTAAACAGCTTTTGTAAAATCACCTGCAATCATCAGGGCTTTTGATGTATCAAACAATCCTGAATTATTGTAATTTACAGGTATTCCTAATAATGTTGATGGGCTACCAGTTGCAACTGAATTCACATAAATTGGTGTGTTATTAGTATTTCTCAAGTTTCTTAACATCGGTTTCATTGTATTATCTGCAAAGAAACCGTTAACATTAAAGCCATCGTTTTCGACTTGAGCCATAACACCATTTACACCGATAATGTCGCCTGCAATGTCTTCATTTGTACCCAATTCAACAACATTACCAGCTGCGATTGCTGATGGAATAATTGCTTCGCCCCAAGACATTGGAATATTTGTGCCTGATAAAATTGCTTTTTGAATAACATCATTAAATGCTGAAACAATAAGCGGCTTGATTTGAGCGAAAATATCGTAGCTTGCGTCAGCTAATACAGCTTCCGGTATAGGAACAATACAAGCGATTTCTTCTGCTGTTAATGTGATATTTTCCCATTCGGCTTTAGTTGTTTGCTTTTGTCCTGTATCACCGTCAACAAAATAAGCCATTGGCAATGCTGACAATACAGGTAATTTGTATTGTTTTGCCGTCATATTTGGCAATCTGCGCATCAATTGCAATACACTTGCTGTTTCTGTAACTCCTGAGATGATTTCGTTTGCTACCTGTGTAGGGATTAACGCTTCCGCATTTGACCTAGAAATAATGTTTACTGCCATTTTTTAACCTTTCATTTCAATTAATTCCTGCTGCGGCTCTTATTGCATTGTTAATATCTGCATTTGAGCCTGTTGTAGCACCGCCCGCACCCGGTATTGTTGATTTGACATTGTTTTCAAAAGTAGTTTTTTTAACATTGT